CCTTGTTGGTGCCGAGGCGCGCGCGAAGGGTGAATCCGCTATCCCCGGAGCAAAAACGTTCGATGTTAACTCGGGCCCAATGAAGGGCTACAACGTGAACGTCGACAGGTCGGATCGGTGGGGCCTGCTGAAGCGAGCGGGGGTTTCACTTCCCGGACGGCTCGCCGATGCGATGGCGATGGCGCAGCCGCACTACACGCCGATCGTCGAGGCGCAGGCGCTAAAGGAATCGGGCGGTGTGGTCTCCGTCGTCAGTAATCAGCACGTCGAACTCCACTTCCACGGGACGCCCGAGGAGAACGCAGAGCAGACTCGCCGCGTACTCCGCGAGGAAGGCGTCGTTACGCAGACCCACCTCGACGAAGCGGCATCGAGCCTGCCGGCAACGCAGTAGATGCCGCTCCCCGTCACCTACCCCGTGTTCTTCGTCATCCCGAACGGAGCGGGCGGATTCGACGCGATCGAAGTCGACGCCTGCCTCTCGGAGCAACACGCGCTTACCAATCGCCTGACCGATCATCCCGTCGAGCAGGGCTTCAACGTCACCGACCACAGCCGCCCGATGCCGCGCACGGTCTCGCTCGATTGCGTGGTCTCGAACACCCCGCTTACCGGCAACCCCGACGGGACGGACTTCGCGCTCACCATCTGGCGCCGCTTCGTCCAACTCCACAATCAACCGCAGCTCGTCGATGTCCAGACCGCGCGCGACTACTACACGTCGATGGGCGTCGAGTCGGTCACGTCGCCCGTCGATGTGAAGAGTGCCAACGCGCTCCGGTTCACGATCTCGCTCAAGGAGGTCCGCGTCGTTCAGAACAAGTTCACGCAGATCGTCAAGGCAAAGGACACCCGCGCTCACGCCAACCGCAAGCAGGGTGCGACGATGGTGTTCACGTTGGCCGAGACGGACCCCGACACGCGGAACGTCAGCAGCGCATTCAAGCTCGCAGGGCTGCCACTCCAATGATCGCCGTCCCCCTGCCAGCGCCGCAGTCCCCGCCGCTCCCCGCGTTCGATGTCTCCGCGGTCCTCGACGGCGTGACGTACACGCTCCGATTCCAGTGGCAGACCGACGAGACCGGCGGCCTTCTCGGCGGCGACTCGTGGGAGATCGCAGTCCTCGACGAGCCCGGCCAAGCACTCCTCATGGGCCAGTTCCGCATCGTGCCCGACTGGCCGCTCTACCGGAATCGCAGCGTGCGGACCCCGCCCGGCTTCCTCCTCATGCGCGACACGTCCGGGCAGGGGATCGCCTTTGGCCTCTCGGACATCGGCCAGGGCGCCCGCGGGCAGTTGTTCTATCTCACGCAGGCCGAACTACCGGCGGGCTTCTAATGGCCGGTCCCGTCAACGTCAGCGCCGTTTTGTGGGGGCGCGTTGCCCGCGTCACGATCTCCCTCCCATCGGGGAGCTTTTCGGACACGGACCCGACCGCAAATACCATCGTCATCAACGGCAGCGACAACCCCGACTCGCCCGGCCTCCGCATCGTCGCCAAGTGCACCAAGACATCGCAGAAGGAGCCGAATACCTCCGAGTTGACGCTCTACAACCTCTCCCCTCAGGCGCGCGCGGCCATGCAGCAAAAGGGGCTCCGCGTGCTCTACGAGGCGGGATACGTGGCGACCGGACTTGCGCGGGTCTTCCTTGGCGACTCGCGGACGATTGACCATGTGCGCGATGATGCCGATTGGAAGACCGTGATCAAGATGGGCGACGGCGAGCGCGCGTTCCGGTTCGCTCGCGCATCGGAGAGCTTCGCCGGCGGGGCCACCGTCGGCGCCGTCGTAACCCACTGCGCCGAGTCGATGGGGCTCGCGGTCGGGAACTCACCCGCTCAGGCTGCCGTGCTCGACAAGGTACTATATCACGGCTGGACCGTGCACGGCGCCGCGTCCTCGGAGCTTGACCGTATCCTTCGCGCCGTCGGCTACGCGTACTCGATTCAGAGCGGCGTGATTCAGATCCTTTCGCCGGACGAATCGGTCTCGCAGTCGATCCCCGTCGTCTCGGCCGCGATCGGGAACCTCATTGGCTCGCCGGAGATGGGCACGCCAGAGAAGAAAGGAAAGCCACCGCTCCTCAAGTTCACGGCGCTCCTCATTCCCGAGGCCCTGCCAGGTGGGCGCGTTCGCGTGGTGAGCGAGCGCTACGACGGGATCTTCCGCACGCGCAAGGTAGAGCACGACTGCGATACGGAATCCGGGCCATGGTATAGCCACTTCGAGAGCGTGGCGGACGGCACGGTGCAACTTGCCTAGCCCACTCGACGACGACAACAACAGCACAAGGGGCGTCGGCCTCCCCGAGTTGCAGCGCCGCGCCATTAGCGCTGCGATTGCCGAGGGGATGCACACCGGCGCCCCCTGCCGCGTCGAGCGCTATGACGCATCGATTCAGCAGGTGGACGTGAAGATCCTCGTCAAAGACTTCCACCGCGACGAGACGGGCGCGCTTGTCGTGTCCTCCGTGCCGGTCATCACGAACCTACCCGTCAAGTTCCCGTCCGGCGGTGGCTATCGATTGGTCTTCCCGATCCACGTCGGCGATCTTGGATGGGTTGGACCGTCGGAGCGATCGATCGATCGCTGGCTATCCGGCGACGGCAGCGAGGTCGACCCGGAGATTTACACTCGGTTCAACCTGACCGACTTCGGTTTCTATCCCGGCGGTCGCCCGTTCGGTGCGCCGCTTGGGGATGTACCCGTTGACCGGCTGGCGATTGGCCACGACGGCGGGATTCAGATTCAGATCACCGACGAAGGGCAGATCCTTGTCGGCGGTCCGACGGCCACGGAACAGGCCGTGCTCGGCACCACGTTTCGCACGCTGGAGACCGTCAAAGACACGGAGATGATCGCGCAGTTCAACGCCATGGCATCCGACCCGATCCTCGCCCTTCTCTGCCCCGTCGCCGACGCCTCTGCCACGGCACTCGCGACCGCCGTGCAGACCTACGAGACCAACATCGCGGCGGTGCAGGATGGCCTCTCCGATACGGTCAAGATCGGACTCTGATGGCCGCCGGTCAGTGCACATACGATCCCGTCACCGGCATCGCGGGCGCCATCTTCAACGACTTCCTCGCCTACCTGAATGCGGGCAACCCGAAGATGGTCGCCGCGGCTGCCGTCTTTGGCACGGCCGCACCATTCCCCGGCCCCGTCGACAACCGCCGCGCCTTCATCGCCTCGCTCGCCGAACCGATTGCAGCGCAGATATGGGCCGGCATCACGGGCGGAACGGTTACCAGCATCGCCACCTCGGCACCGCTCACCGGCGGGCCGATCACGACAAGCGGGACCATCGGCTTCAAGTGGACCGTCACCGCCGAGTCGATGGATTTCACGGCTGCCCTGTGGACTCACTACCGCGTCGACACGACAGGGGGTGACGTGACGGCCACCCTCCCATCTCCGTCGGGCGGGAATGCCGGGCAGGATATCAGCCTTATCAAGACCGCCTCGGCAAACAACCTCATCGTGGCATCCACGGCGCTCATCAACGGGGCGTCATCTCAGACGCTCTCCGGGCAATGGGACAAGATGACCGTCCGCTCGACGGGCACAACATGGGACGTGGTGGCATAGATGTCCGTGCGCGACATATTGCTCGATGCCGACGGAAACCGCGTGCTCGTCGGCGCTGACTACGGATTCGCCGAAGGCCAGCAGGCCGTTCGGCAGGGGATTCAGTGCGCCGTGGGTATGTGGCTCGGGGAGGACTGGCTCGATGAATCACTCGGGGTCGATTACATGGGCAAGATCCTCATCAAGAATCCGAACGAACTACAGGTCAAGGCGGAACTCTCGCGGGCGATCTCCGCAGTGGCCGACGTGACGCAGGTGGTCTCGACGGGATACAGCGTCAATAGCCAGACCCGCGAGGGCGTCGTTTCATTCACGGCCACGTCAGCTGCCGGCACGGTTTCGGGAACAGTGACGCCATGAGTGGACCATTCGGAATCAGCGGGGCCGGCTTCCTTGCCAAGCCCGCAACGCAATCGAAGCTCGACTTCGACGCGGCCTTCAAGGCGATCTACGGCGCGTCCATCGGGAGCAACCCCGACGGCAGCATTCCCGCGTCCACGTCCATCGGCCAGGAGATCGTGATCCTTGTCGACTCCGAGTCGGCCGCGTGGCTCATGCAGCAGGCCATCTACGCCGGCTTTGACCCCGACGAGGCAGTGTCCCCGCAGCTACAGATCCTTTGCGCGCTCACCGGCACCCGTCAGAAGCTCGCCACCTTCTCCACGGTGGTCGAGACCTGCTTCGGCGTCGCCGGCACCCAGCTCCCTCCCGGCCGCGTGGTGGCCATCCCTGTCACCGGCACGCGCTTCGATTCGCAGCCGAACCCCGACGACGCCAACGCGCCGAACTCGACGCTGACGGCAATCAGCGCCGCATGGGCCACCTCGACGGCCTACGCGCTGAGTGACATCCGCAACGCCTCGGATGGGATCTGGCAGTGCATCGTCCCCGGTACGAGCAGAAACAGCGGCATCGGCCCGACGGTCGCCGGCTCGGTGAGCGGCGTGTTCACCGAGTCCACGGGGGTCGAGTGGCGATACGTGTGCGCCCTCGCCCTCGGCGTCGCGCTGGTCCCGTTTCAAGCGGAAGAGTCCGGCCCCCTCGCGGCCACGGCTCCGACGCTCTCCAGCATCGCCACGCCCGTTGCCGGTTGGCAAGGGGCCCTGAACGCCCTCGACGCCTCGCTCGGCACGTCGCTGGAGACCGACGCCCAGCTCCGGGTCCGCCGCCAAGAGGAACTTCAATCAGCCGGCGGCGGCCCTGCCGATGCCGTCCGCGCGGCCATCCTCCAGATCACTACCGTTGAAGCCTGCATCGTGTTCGTGAACTCGACCGATGCCGTGGTCGATGGCGTCCCGGCGCACGGCGTCGAGGTGCTGATCCTCGACTCGCGCGCGGTCACCTCCGACACGAACCAGGACTTGGCCAATCACGTATGGGCCGCAGTCGGGGCGGGGACGGCAACGGGCGGCGGAATCACCAAGACGGTCATCGACGCGAGCGGCAACCCGCAGACGGTCAGCTTCTCGCGCCCGACGGCAGTGCCGATCTACATCGTCGAGAAGGTCTACTACGACGCCACGATCTGGACCTCGCACACGGCCGTCGAGCAGGCCGTCACGGCGGCCATCCTGAACGCGGGCGCCCTCTACACGATCGGCGAGCAGGTGCGCGCTTCGCCCATCTCGGCAGCCTCGGAGAGCGGCGCCTATGCCGTCGACGGTACCGGAACGGCCATCGTCCCGGCGCCCGCTGGATCGCCCATCGTCCCCGGCATTCTGGAAGTCCGCAACGGAGCGGGAACCGACGGGACGCTGCCATACATCGGCACGGCGACGAGTCCGGTTACGTCGACCACCGTGGCCATCACGAAGCGGCAGATCGCCACCTTCTCCGCGGCGCACATCTCCGTCGTGGCTTCGAGCGAGTCGCCATGAGCGCGCCCGATTGGCGGTACAGACTCGCGCGGCGCGTGTACGTGCAGTTCCAATCATCCAACTGGTGCATCCCGCTCGCCTACGCCATCGGCAACGGCGCCAACGAACTGCAGGCGTCCGCGCTCGCCCTCGCGTCTCTGTTCTCCATCGAGACCATCACCGAGGATGCGACCTCTCCGGCATACGGGGTCGGCCGCGGCGTGCAGCTTGACCGGATCGGTCGCCTCGTGGGCCAGCCTCGCGGGGCATCGACCGACGACGTGTACCGCTACTTGCTCCGGGCGCGCATCGTGGTCAACCGCTCGACGGGCGGCCCGGATACGGCAATCGCGGTGTTTGTGGCGATGTTCAACGGAGCCGGTACGCCGCTGATCATTCCCGGCTGGATTGCGGCATTCACGCTGCGGCTCGTGGGCGTGGTGCTCGACCCACTGGCGGTTGGGGCGGCGGTTTCGCTGCTTGGGGCGGCGACGCAGGCGGGGGTGTATTCGGTGCTGGAGTGGACCACAACGGACGCGGCCTACACGTTTGCGTTTGACGCGCTTGGCGCTAACCAGGGATTCAGCAATTTCAACGATCCATCCACGGGCGGCCTGCTTGGCGGCTCCGCGTCGGCAACGTAGGGAGAGATCATGAGCTATCCGCAGCCCGCATCCGTTCCGTACTTCGGCAGCCTCATCGCGTGGTCCGCTACCACTGCATACGCCATCGGCCAGCGCGTAACCAACGTCGGAAACATCTACACCTGCACCGCCGGCGGCGTCTCTGCTGGAAGCGGTGGCCCGACCGGAACGGGATCGGGAATCACCGACGGTACGGTGACGTGGAATTATGTCGTCGCGCTCTCTGCCGCGTGGGCCGGGACGACGGGCTATTCGCTCGGCGACGTGGTGACGAACGACTCAGGAAAGCTCTACTCCTGCATCAAAGCCGGAACGTCAGCCGGGAGCGTAGGTCCGACGGGTACGGCGGGTGTCATCACTGACGGGACCGTGACGTGGACATATGTCGCGTCTGGAATCGCGCAGCAAACTGCGCCGACGAGCCGCGTGCAGGACATTGGACCGACGCCGGGATCGCCGCTGTTCGCTCCGTATCTCGCATGGTTCTGCGCACAGGTCTCGTATTGGATCCTGTACCTCAGGGATCTGATTCTGACGTTGCTCG